GACTGGAGTTCAGACGTGTGCTCTTCCGATCTCGTCCGCCCATATTTACTGCATATATTCCTCCGACACCAGTCAAATTAATGTTACGCCCAATACTTATATCCTTTTTTGTAGAAATATCTACACCGTTAATCTTTCCACCATTGATAGTCGTTCCATTCAAAGTTCCTGTTATTCTAGCATTGTTAGCAACCATATCTTCTGTTACTAGTTTACCATTATCCAGATCCCAGTAATTTTTACCTAATTTGTCAGCTAGAATTCCAGCAATAACATAATCTGCAATTATGCCTTCAAAATTAATAGCAGTCCCCCATATCCAGTCACTGTTATCTTCGTCTCTTTTTTTCGCAACCTGAAGTCCTTGTGTTCCAATACATAAAGCACCAAAAGTTGGACTTTCAGGGTCTAAATCCTCAAACAGGATTGCTCTTACATCCTGTTTTTTTGCGATATCTTTTTGTGCTTTTAATGAAGTAGTTAGAAGATCAATTACTCCTGCAATTTTTTCTCCCATCACTGTATTTGTTTCTGTATTGATTACTTTTTCCACTGAACCAATTACAGAACCTACATTATCGAAATAAGAAGTACGATAATCGCCTAATGTTAATTGTTCATTTTCTTGTGTAATTAAGTTATATTCTAAAGCAACTACTCTTGCCGATGTTTCAATATTTAAACGTTTGTGTTTTACGTGTACAACATCCCCAAGACTAATTTTAATTAAATTTTTAAATTCTTTATATTCTTCAGTTTTTGAAAGATCAAGCATATCAACTTCATAATCGATTAACGGTACATCTATTCCGTTTTCGAATTCGAGTTTAGCTCTCTTTCGCAACTCTTCATATAATTCTTCTAAGTTATCGCAAACAGTAATGCCGTTTTCTTCATCATTTTCACTAGCATCTTCTTTTAGTTTAATATCATCATAATTAATAACCCTGGTATAAATAATTGGATATTTATCAATATTGACACTGTCAATTACTTCATTATCGGGCAGTGTATAACCATTATAGGAAATTGGAATTAAGCGTGTTGCAACTTCTGTCATATCAATATGCTCTTTTATTCCAGTTAAGTTATAACCAAACTCTGCTCTTGCACCATTATCAGTGCCAATCTTTTCATTAACAGTTATTTTAAAATTATTGTAGACTATTTCACCGCCCCATCTGTTTATAAAACTGTTTTCATCATTTCCATTTAATGCCTCCATAAAATTTTTTTGAATAAAATATGATGTATTATGTTGTGTAATATCACTTTCTGCGCTGTATTTATTATTTTGCGCAAGCATAATATTTAATGCCTCCTGCCCATTTTTATCAGTTGGTCTAACATCAAATAAAAAGCAGTCATTTTTTGAATCAAAAAATATCGGATAAGCACTGCAGGTTATATTTTCATCATCTTTTTCAATGTCATATATCCTAAAAAGTTGATTTTTATCAATAAATGTATCTGCACATATTACAGCATTCTCTGTAATTAGTTCAGCCTTATCATCAAGTGGATGTGTCATTGAAACACTCCAGTTTCCTGTAATATCTGCTTCTAAAATGCATTTTGTTGGATTTATAACACTATCACCATTCATATCATAATTACTGTTATCTGCTTTATATATCTGTATCATTATATACACCTCCAGTTTGGGATTATTTCAACTACAAAACCATCAGTTGCAGACAGAGTGTTATTTCCTTCTTTTAGTGCCAATTCATCGTAATCACATTTCACTGCTGTATTAGCTAATTCACCATTATCACGATAACTTAATTTCAAATCAGTATCTATTGTTAAAGTTCCACTCACATTGCATATAGCCACATGCCCATTTACATTTAAATTGCATAAACCTTCACCATTAACTACATAAACTGGTTTACATTTTTCATAAAAGTTCATTAAATTTTTTTGAAGAGGTATTTTATTTTTACCGTTTATCAAATATGTATATGGATCAACAATAAATGTAACATCAAATTTTCCTAAGCGTTTTGATGTCCTTTCATCTGTTTTTATATCTACTTTTTTTATGCGATAATAAAAGTTTACATCATCGCTAAACTGCAGTTCTTTTACATCTTTAAAGAATTTCTTACATATCCTGAACATCTCAAACCATCTATTTTTATCGACCATATAATTAAAAGACACCGAAATTTCGATGTCCTCATAAAATTCAGTATCTTCGTAAAGTTTTCCATCACGGCCTAATACATCATATTCATTAATTTTTTTAACAGGGCTGGGAATATTTGGACGTGAAATTGGTAAAATTCCTTGTCTTACACAACTTTTCCCATCTAAATATATGTCATACATTTTAATACCCCCTTGATAATTGTCGACTTCTCTGGCGATTTCCATAAATTTTTTCTGTGCTTTTAGCAATCACTTTTCCATCTAGATTAGTAACTAAATTAATTGTTGTAGAACCTTCATATCTTGTATATGCCGTTTGCTGAATATCTGGATTCAGTCTCATATTTTCAGCAAGTATTGCGATTTCATCTTCGACCTTCCACCTATTGTTTTTAATTCCACGCGATAATCCATCCATCATGTCCGGCATCCATTTTTCATATTCGCGCAACGGACCAACATCAGGTCTTGAAAAGTGTAACCATGAAGTGATTGTATCTGCTACTCCTTTTACTGCATCAACAACCTTGCCAACAGTTTTTTTGATTCCTTTTACAAAACCGTCAATCATATCACTGCCCCACTCAACTGCACTTTCAAATAATCCGCTAAAAAAATTAGAAATCGTTTTCCATAAATCACTAAAAGCACCACCTATTTTTGACCCCATGTTGCCAAACCATTCACCAATCGAATTCACTGTTTCGCCGATCCATTTTTTAAATGCTTCAAAATTTTTCGAAAACCATTTTACGATATTATCCCAATTTTGAAATATTAAGATTACCGCTGTTACCGCTGCGATAATTCCAAGTATTGTCCCAATAATTGGTAACATTCCAATGTTTGCAACAGCAGCAGTAATCCCCAATGTTGACATTAATGTACTTATAGAAAAAAGTACAGGCGAAAGCATAGCTAGAACCGCAATAAATCCAACAATTACTGTTATAATAGCTTGAGCTGGACCAGGCAAATTATTAAAACCATCTATTAAAAATGTTATAGCCTCTGTAATGTCGGTGATGATTGGCATAAGATTTTCACCAAGTTCAGCCATTGAATTTTGATATTCAGCCTGAGCTTCATTGCTTTCTACGAGAGCCTGATTATTATTTCTAAATGCATCTGCACTGGCCATCAAGCCCTGATCTGCAAGTTCCTTGAGTACTATATTTGTTCGTTCACTTTGCGATCCTGCTTTTTCTAGCTTTTCATTAAATTCATCTTCACTGGTGCCAGCCCAGTTTAATACATCAGCAAAATTCCCTGTTACTTTAGCAGTTTTAATCGTTTCGTTTATCGATTCTGCCAATCCGTCGATAGGAATTGAATCACCATAACGCGCCCATGCACCAATTGCTCCATTTGTTATCCTAATAAGATTTTCCTGTTCTAATCCCAGTGCCTGCAAATTTGCAGTTGTTGTAGCAGCAGTCTGATCGTCATTCAATACACCGTATAATAGTTTATAAGTTTCAGCTGTCTGTTCGGCACTGTATCCTGCTCTTTCGCTTGATGTTTCTAAAGCGCCCATTATTTTTAGATGTTCTTTCGATTCTTCAACGACAGCCTTCATATTATCCACAAGATTTCCTGCAGCATCAGCTAATTCAGTTGTTGCAAAAGCCCCTTTAACTGTATCGCCTACATCTGCGATATCTTTTTGTGCATCTTTTGCTTCATTTCCAAGTTTTTCCAAGCCAGTCGCTGCATCACGTGTACCCGCTTGCATCTCATCTAAATATCTGTTATTTTGATTTATTTCATTTGATAATTTATTAGTAAATACAGCGGTTTCATTTATTGAGGTTTTTAATTTAGAAATATTGCTTTCTGTAGCTCTGTATGCATTTTGAGCTTTTAAAACTTCCTTTGAATTTTCGCCATATTCTTGAGTTAATTTAGATAATTCCTGCTCCTGTTCATTTAAAAGTTTAGTTTGCTTTTTTAATTGTTCTTCATATAGATTTAATTTTTGTTTCTGTGTATCATATTGTTTTTCCAGAATTTTATTTTTTGCAATAAGTGCATCTTGACTTTTTGCATTATTTTCAAATTCGCTAGAGACTGCTTTTAATTCACTACCATAAACTTTTAAATTTTCATTAATAGATTTTATTTGACTATTAAATTCTTTTTCACCCTTTATCGTAATTCGAGGCCCTATATCATATGCCATTTAATCACCTCAAATCTGGAATATATCCATATTCTTTTTCGTTATTTTCATTGTAAACAACTTCATCACAGTACCCATTTAAAATTTTTGAAGCATCAATAATATCAGACAATTCACCAATGGGCATCGAATAAAATTCACGTGATGGAATATTACACATATATGCCTGTGCTTTCATATATGTATTAGCATCGCCCATTAATATAATGTCTTCTTTTTTTTTTGCCTTTTGTTGATGTTCCTATATTTTTCCTTTGCCCTGTTGCAATGCATTCATTAATTTTTTCAACGATATTATTAATGGATTCTTCATCCATTCCAATACAGAATTTCAGTTGTTCTTTTTTTAATGCTACTAATTTACCGTTTTGATCGGTCGGTGCATTATCATATATTGATTTATTCAAAACGTTGTAATAATCACACCCGCTTTTCATCAATGCCGATAAAATATCGCATACCATATCGATTTTTCTACTTAGAGGGAAATTTTTATCATTTAAATTTCTGCTCATCATTTTGATGTTTTTGTATTTTTCAGTGATCATTTCACTAGTTGCTAAAGAAAAACAAAGAGGGTATTTTCTACCCTCGATTTCTAGAAACGATACTCTCATTCTGTTTTTCCTCCTTTATACATTAAATATTCAAGAGCTTTTTCTTCAGTATCAAAATCTGCGGTAAATTTCCAAGGATGTACATATTTCGCATCAACGTGGTCCGAACGTAAAATTTTACCACTTATCTCCTGTGTCTGCCATTCAACTGTTTCTCCCTTTGTTGTTGCAGAATCATTAGGAATATTGAACTGAACCCTTGCAAGATGAACTGCACGATAAAAAATAACACCGTTATTTTTATGCATTTCAATTAAACCTACACCTAGTTCTGATATCTCAATTTGTTCATCATAAACAATTTCTTTTACATCACTAGAATCTCCATAGCTGATTGTTTGCTCAGTTACACTTAAAATAAGTTTAGAAGTTTCATTCGTCAAACCTCCAACTGTAATATTAATTGTACCACCGCTAAAAGTACCAACATCGCTTTCTGCTACGGCATTATCTAGATATAAATCGTTAGAATCGCCAGAATTAAATTCTGTTGAATATTCTGCTAATTTTTCAGTGTTGACCGGTTCACTGTAAGTTACAGTATTTCCTGTTGCTGAATATTTAGAAAATACCAGCTTACTCAGTCCCATTTTTGCCATTTATTTTTTCATCTCCTTTTCAATTTCTTCATTAAAAACCTTGTCCATTTTATTTAAACACATTTTTCTTTTTCTACGAACAGCCCTGCCGACAAAATCATTTTTATTTCTAAAAGATGTTCCAGATATAACTGCTCTAGCAATTAAAGGAATCGGGACACCTTGTTTATATTTTTTCGTTTTATGACCATAACCATCAAATCCTATTTTTACATCATAATCACCGTTTCTGTATTGAAGCGGTGCTATACCGAATCCTTCTTTCAATTCTTTTTTTTCTACTGCAGTTACATTTAATCTTCCGCCTTCATTGCCTACCTTTAATCCATCTATTTCTTTTTTTATCTCGTCAGCAATAATTCCAGCTCCTGCATAAATACTTAAGCCGATTATTTTTTGTGTTGTTTTCTTTTCGAGTTTTTCAAGTTCTTTAATATAGTCATTAAGATCATCATTTTCTATTGATGCCATTAGATTTCGAATCTCCATTCGTAATGAATATACTCTGTTTCTTCTTCATACTGAACAGAGTTCAAATTAAAAGAAATGCAATTTTTATTAAGAGTATCTTGAATTTTATCAATTAATTCATCATATTCATTTTTAGTAAATAAATCGATTGTTCCAGCAATAACTTGTTCAAGTTTATTATTGTCAAGTTCTAGCGGATTGCCTTCACCATCTTCTGCCCAAACGATATATTTTTGCAATCCTTTCGGCGCATCATAATGATAAACTTTATCACTGCATGTAATTAGAATATCTCTAATCTTTTTTAATTTTGTTACTAAACTCTTCATAGCGCGATAAACTAATTATTGATATTTTTATACCATCTTCATCAACTGTATGCTGAATTAATAGAACTTTATAGAAATTGTTTTCTATTTCAATAACATCATCAATTTTTATACTCCTGTCCTGATATATCTTAACAACATTTTCAATAAGCTCATTATTAGCTTTTGCAGTATAATGTCGTGTAATGCCAACTGTAGAATAAGAAAAATAATGTGAATTTAAATAGCTATATTCAAATTTTGGCTTATCACCTTTTTCTGAAATATCCTGTACACTATAAACTTTTAAAATACCATCATCGAATCCCATTTAATCACCTCGTTTTTTGACTGAATAAAATATTATTTAGTTCATATCTTAAATGTTTTGGCATTTTAATTTCACTGCTGTTTCTTTTTCTAAAAAGAAAGGCGGCATAATCAATTACCGCCCCTGAATAATCATTGCTTCCATCATCAATAATACCTTCTTTTTTGATCAGCCCTTTTGCTTGATTGATTAAAAAAATTAACAATTTATCATTAGAATTATTATTTTTTGTTATCTGAAGATTTAATTTGAGTATTTCCAACATTTCAGAGATACTCATTTTTTTATGCTCCTTTATTTACTGTAACAGTATAAGTATTTTCTTGTGTTCCGTACTTAATATTAACAGTTAATTTATTTTCACCTGCAGTCCATGTTGCGTTTTGACCATTTATAACAGGTGTTTCGTTATTTTTAATTGTTACAGTTGCTTTTTCATTAGCTGCTTTTACAGTTATTTTAGAAGTTGCTGTACTAACATTAGCAATCATATACTCAGTTGTTTTTGGATCAAAATTTGGGAATAATTTCGAAGTACCGATTGTCAATTCTGAAAGCTCAACATCTCCTAAATTTGCTTTATCTGGTGCAAAGATAACAGATTTTGTTGGAGCTGTCCCACTGATATTTAAAATACCAAATGCCTCATCAATAACCGGTTTTCCATCATATCGCCCAGTTCCTTTGAATGCGGTTTGATCATCTAAGAATAGAACTTGATCCGATTGTGCGATTTGTACACCTTTTCGTTCTACTGTTTTGTAATTTTTCATATAACCAAAAGCTATATCTCCGTCGGCCATAAAATTCAGTTCTTCAATAGCACCTCCTGCAACAGGCATTGTATTTCCAGTCATTGCACTAACGATTGCACCAGATACATTAGTCGACATTGCTTCAACAAGTAAATCTAAATGTGTTTTTTCATTCATGACCCACACAAGATTTTCAGAACTGTAATCATTAACGATTACTTTTCTTGCTCTGACAAGCTCTTTAAATAATTCAATTCCTGTTTTTCCTGTGATTGTAATAATGTTTGATGTATGTAGATCTTTCCATTCACGTCCAGTCAATGAATAGTTATCCGGTTTTGTTTCCTGTGCTAATCTGGTTACAAAACCTAACGGCATTTTAATACCAGTTCCATATACAATTGCTTTATCGATAGCTTTTCCAATAGCGATACCTAGTGCATTGATAAATTCACCTGCTAAATTTACATCATTATCCTCTAAAATTGCATTACAAATTTTAAAGAATCCTCCAACTTTAAAGCCATCTACTTCTACATCATTGAACCCTAAATCCAACTCATTTAATGAAGCGCATTGTTCCGTCCAAATGCCTTCTGGGTAAGTACCCATAATTATAATTCGCCCTGTTCCAGTAATAGATGATAGATTAGTATATTTTAACAATTTTGAATTTTCTTCTATAATTTGTTTAATCATCGGTAAAAAATTAACCGGAATAGTTAATTCTGTATTTTTAGTGGAACGTTTTTCTTTTCCAAATAGAGATCGTAAATTACTCATAAATGATTTTACTTCTTCATTTTGAAATAACACCGTTCTCTGTTCCATATTTAATCCAAAAAAATTATCTCTTGTTTCCATTAAATTACCTGCCCTTCTTTCATTTTTATTTTTTGTTGAACTGTTATCTGAATCAGGTTTAGGTTGTTTTTCCTCTTCAGCTTTAATTTCTTCTTCAATATCCTTGATTTCCTGTTCTAAATTTTTTTCTTTTTCTTCAAATTCACGTTTTTCCTGTTCAAATTGATTAACTTCATTTTCAACTGTTTCTTTTTCTTCTTCGGTTGCATTTTCATCTAGTTCATTAACTGCAGCCTCTAATTCTTTTTCACGAGTTTCAAAATCATTGTTATTTCTTAATTCATCAAGTTCTTTTTGTTTATTTTCTTTTTTCTTTCTCAACATTAAAACTTTTAGTGCCATTACTTATCTCCTTTCAGTTTCCTAATTAAGGCATTTTTAAATGTAGTTATTTTTCTTTTATTAATTGTTTCAATATCTTTTTTTCTTGCTGAAACCGAGGTTTCCTCATAAGCTGGAAAAGTGACAATTGATACTTCATATAATTTAACTTTTCTAATTATCCATTTAACTGTACCGTCACCGTTATCAATAAATTCTTCATCAAGAATTTCGAAACCGAACGAACATTGATCAACATCACCTCTTTTTACACGTTCATATAAATTAACTGCATCCTGATCATTAGGATTTATTTCAACTTTTCCCCATAGGCCTCGTGCATCAGGTTTTAACTCTAATGTTCCTGATTTATTTCGACCTAATACAAGCCTTGTTTCATGATTAATAAGACAACGAATATCCTCGCTTAATGTTTCATCGAAAGCCCCTTGAGCTACTTCTTCAGTCACACCATCCCACAATTCGTATGAAGAATTAAAAACGGAAAAATACCCTTCAATGAACATTTTTCCATCATCACTACGTGTATTGAATTTTGAAAGAATGCTCCTCATTTGCCTATTTTTTCTATCCATCATCATCACCTCCTTTGATAAGTTTCTTTTGATCTCCAATCATGCCCTGTGGGATATAATTTTCTAGAATCACAAGTTCATCCAATCCTTTTTTTGGTGAGTATCCGCACGAATCACGTACTTCATTTCCTGTTATAATTCCTCTTGTATATAGATTTGATCCAACATTTGATAAAGTTGTTATATCGTAAGCGTACAATGAACGAAAATTAAATTTAAAATACCAGCTTGGATTTATCAGCAATGCTTTAGTGAATGCTTGTTCAATTGCAACACATATTCCTCTAATTCTAGTAGAGATAAAATTGTTCCATTCTTTTTCGTTAAACGCCCCAACCCCTAATACAAACGTCGGTATATCTAAAATGCTGGCAACTGTTCTTTTATCCAGCTCAATACTGTCTTTTATTGCAAGATCATTTAATGAAAGTGGTTTTACTGTTTCTATTTCAAACTGATCAGCGGGAATTATCCACGGTTGACCAGCTTCGCTTGATTCTATATATTTTGAAAGAAGCTTTTCACGACCAGTTTTACTTGCGAATTCTTCGACCACCCCATCAACTTTTACAATAATGGACGGTTTCCATTTTGTTTCCATAAATCCTTTTTTTGTTTTTGACGCTTGTTTCAAAGTAGCAGATACTTCTTTTAATGAACTTCGGCATCCTGAGCCTCGCCATGGATAATATGGATCAGGATTTAAAACAACATGAATTAAATCATAATTTGTAAATTTATGTCCATTAAACGACATATAATATCCAAATCCGTCTTGAATGAATGATATTTGGCCAGGTTGCATCAAAAAAAGGTTTTCTATCAATCCGTTTTTTGTTTCAGGGTAAATAACTGCAGATCGGAAGAGCACACGTCTGAACTCCAG